TCTTTTCTTTTTGATGAAATAAACTGGCTCTCCACAATCTTGCAAAATCCATAATTCATCACGTAAAATTTTATTAAATTGATAACGTCTTAATACGTTAAGAGGTAAGTAATTAGTACCAATATAAGAGGACTCACCGTTAGGATATCGATTGTCATGTGGATCCCACCTTGTATTATTTGAATCAGTCCAAGTACCAGCAGTAGTTTCCATATATTCAGTAGTATTAGGAGCACCTTGATATCTTGATAATTCTGATTCTTTTGCTTCTTCATCTGAACTTTCTGAATCAATTACTGAAGAAACTCTGTAATAACATTCGGTTCCGTCAATTATCTCGTAGTTCGTATCTTCATATTCTAAATCTGTAGTAGTTGCAATTAATTCTGCTTGTCCGTATGGAACTCTATTGCGATAGATTCGATAGCTTGTAGCAAGTGGATTAGCACTCCAGGAAATTTTATACTTTCCAAGAGTACCTTCACAAAGATTCTGAACAAGTATATTATCTGGATACGTAAGAAGCATTTAATTACTCCATAGGAGGTTCTGCAGGTTCTTCGGCACCTTCATCGCCAGTTGACGGTCCTGTTTCTTCTAAACTAGGTTCTTCACCTGTTTCTTCTGATGTTCCTAAATCTATTGGAGCTCCTGAGTCAAATCCACCAGGTCCAATATCTCCACCTAGATCGTCCATTCCTTCAGGTCCGTTTTCTTCTAACTTCTCTTGTGTTTCTTGAGCTACTGTATCTTGTTTTAATTTTCGTCTTAATAATTCAATAGGATCTTCACCTAAAGCATAACGCAAGCTCAAGCTTGGGTCATCTTTAACTGTTTGATCTACAATTTCTCTTGTAAGTTCATTAGAAAGAGTTCCTTGATCTTCTTTTCTATAATAGTCAATTACTTTTTGGTCTAATCCAAATACATCTCTTATAATGCCCCACGGAATAGCATCTCTTTCAAATAATTGCATTAAGAATTGTCTTTCTGATTGACTATTTAAAAGGTTTTGTTTTTGCCACATAAAGTTTGGCAAATAATATCTTGTATTAGCAAAACGTTTTGATTTTACTAATGTTTTTGTTCTCTTCTCATCGATTGTCTGTTTAATCAATTGTTGTTGTCTAGCAATAGGTAAATAAATCTTATTAATAAAAGCATTTTCAAGCATTGTTCTTTTTGTCATAAAACGATGCATTAATAAACGAGTATTAGCAGTTTGGCCTGCATAACTAGCGTCTCCATTCATTAATGCTTCATTCATGAAAAATGCTTGCATAATACGTTTTGTAGTAAATTCAAAATGTGGAATTAAGTTCTCAATTTTATCTTTAGTACCTACATAATCAACTTGTAAACCAAAGTGATAAATCAAACTCATATCTGGATCACCAGCAGCTTGAATTAACAATTTTTTAAATTGTTGAAAATGTTTATTGCTAGGAACCCAACCCATTGATTCTGAACCTAATTTAAAAATCTTAATTGGGAATAAATGTCTTTCTACAAATGTATGTTGTAATGAACGAATTTTTTGTTCATACATTAAATCTGGTAAAGCACGTTTTGTAAGAGGATAACCACGTTTAGAATAACCATCTACTTGATTTGCTAAATACATCATTCTTGCATCAGGCATTACATAAGGTTTATCTTCTAATGCTGATTCTAAATATGCTTTATCTTGTTTTTCTAATGCTTTATAAAGAATATCTTTTGCTTCTGTATTTTCTTGTAAGATTCTTTTTGTTTCTGGATCTGGTTTAATTGTAAATACTTTTTTATTAGAACCAGGTACTGTTAAAATATCTACAAATTCTGGTGGATATTGTACCCATTCTTCCCATTCTAAATTAACCGAATCCCAGTTACCTAAAAATACTGCTTCACCTAATAAAGCAATATCTCTTAAAGCATTTTCACCAATATTTAATAATTTAAGTCTATCAGCTGTAAATTGATAATATTCTCTGACTTCTTCATTTTCACAAAGAATTTGAAAATCTGATAGTGGGAAAGTTGCGTGAGCATCTACACAGCTTGAGAGAATAGGATTAAATTTGTAATATTGTCTATAACGTTTATTTGCTTCCGGTAAATTATATTCCGGAAACATAATAAGCTGACTGTCATAGAGAGGATCTTGCCAATAAAGAGGAACTCTATTGCCTTGTTCAGCAGCCATTTCAGCTAAATCTGCCTTCTTCTTAAAAGGAGTCTCCGTTTTTGCTAATATTGGCATAAAATCATTCATTTTCTTAACTTCAGCTGCTTTAATTTTCTTAGGCATAATTACAATAAAATTCCTCTTTAATTATATATTAAATCTAAATGATACTGCCTATTTTTTATCTGCTTGTTTTAAGTCTACAAATTTACGTCTTTCAAACTCCCAGTCTCTTCTAGTAGGATTCCAGTCTTCTACTTTAGTGAAAAATCCAATTACACGACTAAAATGCTCAAAATGCTTTCCTCCGCATTTTGGACAAATATCAGCATTTCCTATAACAACTGTATGACATTCTGTGCATTGCGTATATACTACATTTATTGCAAAATGTTCACATCCACATTCTACTGCATGTAAAATAATATTTCTTGCTTGATTTGAAGTTACTTTACAATTAGCTTGAGCATGTACAATTCCACCGCCGCTTAATAATTGGTTATATTTTCCATCAATTTCTAATCTTTCATATATACCAACATTTTGCCATAACGGTGCAAATTGGTTCGCATATAAAGGATCTAAATTATAAGGATTTTCATAGATAAGTTTATCTGCATCAGCTAACCTAACTGCAAAACTTTCTGCTGGAATTTGTTCAATGTTAAAGATAATACCATTTTCAGCTGATGCTTCTTTACATAAAGTATTAAATTTAACTAAAATATCTCCCATATAATCAAAATCTTTATTTCCAAATTTTTCTTTAATAATTCTATCTGCTTCTACAATGCCTAATACTCCATAAGTACTGAACATACGATTCATATTTATCCAACCATTTTTGATAAAAGGTTCTAATCCTAATTTGTTTAGTTTTGTTATAAGTACTCTATGAGCTTTTAAAATTTTAGCTGAAGAATAGACTCTATCTTTTAAAATTTCTAAAAATTCTTCATAAGAATTGGCTTCGTAAGCAATTCTAGTGAAATTTGTAGTTACTACTCTATGAGAACCTAACGATACATTACTTCCTCCAAAACTATTTACAGAAGCGGCCATATCCATAAGTTCTGTATTGTTAATCATTCTACAGCAAGAACAAATTTTAGTTCCATAAGAGGTGAAAATATTATATTTAGAAATATCTTTCTTAATAATATACTCTAAGAGTTCGTTATCTTTATTTAATTCGTCTTTGCCAGTTTCTTCATTTTTATGTTTTGAAAAGTTTACAGTCACGACTGGAAATCTGTAATTGATTCCTCCATTCATTGGATCACCTTTATCAAAAAAGTCAATAAAGATTTTTTGTAGTTCAAAAACATAATCTTTTACAAATTCTTTAAATTCTTCTTTGGATACTTTATAAGTAGATTCACCATTAATTTCTTCCCCTTTCATATCATTATCAACACAAACTTCAATTCTATTAGGAAATAACCAACCATAATTTTCTGCTGATAAAAAGGTATCTAATTTTTCTTTATCAAAAATAGAAATATTTGTGAAAGGACTTTCATTTCCATTTCTTGATAGAAAATTTACTGAATGAACAAACTGCTGAAATTCATTTTCAACCTGCTTTCTTACTTTTTTATTCTCTTTAATATCTTTTAAAGAAATACGTTCTTTATAAATTAAAATATGAGCAGCGTCTGTAAAGAAAGAACCAATTGCTACAGCTCCTGCTAAATGACTAGCGAGTTGATGTATAGTTTCACATAAAGCAGAAATATAAGAAGATAATCGTTTAGACGGCTTAGAAGGCAATACGCCAAAATCTCTACCAATAGTAATAAGTTTAGAGGCATCAATAGCCCAACAATAAGGAATTAAAATATTAGAACTATCAGCCAATCCTAAAGACAAATCATACATTTCTCCACATAATCTTTTTGCTTCGTCTTGTC